TACAACAACAAAACGCAGGAGCAGACGTCTTTAACGTGGGTGTTGGCTACAGAGCTGGTGATTCTATTACAACAGGTGCAAATAACACTATAGTTGGTGGTAAAGCAGGTGGTGCACTTACAACAGGTGCTAGTAACACAGCTATAGGCTATCAAGCTTTAATGACAGAAGATGGTCATAGCTTTAACACAGCTGTAGGTTGTGAAGCTTTAAAAGTTCAAAACACTGGTAACAATGCGGTTAACGCTGCTTTTGGTCACAACGCAGGAGTTGCAGTTACAACAGGTTATCAAAATACTTTAATTGGAGGTTATGCTGGTAGAACTATAACAGAAGGTCACAGCAATACTTTACTAGGAACTGGTTATAGCGGTGGTGGTATTACAACAGGTGATAACAATATTATTATAGGTCATAACGCTGCGCCGTCTTCTGCTACTGTTAATAACGAAATAACTTTAGGTGACACAAATGTTGATTTACTTAGAATACCAGGCCTAGGCAGTACTGATGGTCATGTTCTAACATATAGTTCAAGTGACGGTGGTATTGTTTTAGCTGCTGCCGGTGGTGGTGGTGTTGCTGGTAAAGTAGAAGGAACTAATTTTACTGGTTCTATTATAGTAGGTCACAGCACAACAGGTAGTTTAAGCAGTGCTTCAAATAACACAGCTTTAGGTTTAGCAGCTATGGACTCTATAACTAGTGGAACAAGTAATACAGCTATTGGTGGTTCAGCGCTCACGGCGTTAACAGAAGGAGTGAAAAACACTGTTGTTGGCCATCTTGCAGGTGATGCAATTACTGTTGGTGGAGATAATGTGGCTATTGGCCATCAAGCTTTAAGCAATGAAGATACTGGATCTAGAAGTATAGCCGTAGGTAATGATGCTTTACTTCTTCAAAATAATGATGCTCAAAATAACAATATTGCAATAGGTTATTGGGCAGCAAGAGTTTTAACTACAGGGCAAAAAAATGTTTTAATAGGTAATAACGCTGGTGACTCTCTTACTACAGGTGCTGAAAACGTAGCAATAGGACACGAGGCTTTATCAACAGAAGATGCACGCGGCGGTAATGTAGCAGTAGGCTATCAAGCTTTAAAAGTGTTAAATGCTGGAAGCGATGCTTACAACACTTGTATTGGATATCAATCTGGTGTAGCTATGACAACAGGTGTAAAAAATGTTTTAATAGGACATGATGCTGGTAAAAGTATAACAGGTGGAAACTTTAACGTGTGTATCGGTGAAGGCACTGGTGATGCTTTAACTAGTGGCTCCACTAATATAGCTATAGGAGCATATGCTTTAAGCTCTGAAGATGGTGGTAGCACTAATATAGCTATGGGTTATAATGCTTTATATAATTTAAATACTGGAGACGCGTATAATATAGCTATTGGTTGGGGCGCTGGTCTTTCTGCTACTACAGGGCATGAAAATGTTTTTATAGGTAGAGGTGCTGGTCAATCTATCACAACAGGTTCAGACAGTGTAGCATTAGGTCACTTCGCTTTAAAAACTGAAGACGCACATGGAAAAAATGTTGCGGTTGGTTATGAAGCTTTAACAACGCAAAACGCTGGAACAGATGGAGAAAACGTTGCAATAGGTTATAGAGCTGGTAAAGCGGTTACTACTGCTACTGAAAGTGTTTTTGTTGGATCTCAAGCTGGTTTATCAGTGACTTCAGGTACTGGTGTTTTTATTGGTAGAAGAGCTGGTCAAGCTATTACAACAGGGTATAGAAATATTGCTATTGGTCCTGATGCTTTAGGTTTTAACAACACTGTAGGTCAAGATAATATAGCTATAGGTAGCAACGCGTTGAGAGGTAATAATTCTTCGGAAGTTCATCAATGTGTTGCTATAGGTAGTGATGTTTTTAACAACTTAACAGCGTCCAGTGCAACTACTATGTTTAATACAGGTGTAGGTCATCAAGTTGGTTATAATCTTACAACTGGTGTTAAAAACACTATTATTGGTCATCAAGCAGGTAATGCACAAACAACTGGTAGTAACTGTACAACTTTAGGTTTTAACGCTGAGTCTTCAGCTGTAGATGCAGATAATGAATTTACACTAGGTGATGCAAACATTACAGCGTTAAGATGTGCTGACACAAGTATTGCTAGTTTATCTGATGGTAGAGATAAATCAAACGTTAAAGACAGTGAGTTTGGTTTAGAATTTATTGATTCAATAAGACCAGTAGAGTTTACTTGGGATTTTAGACCTGAGAACGCGGCAGATGCAAAACAAGGTAAAAAACGTGTAGGTTTTATAGCTCAAGAATTACAAGCAGCTATGCCTAACGGTGAAAATGAAATATTAGATTTAGTATATGATATTAATGAAAATCGTATAGAAGCAAAATATGGTAACTTAGTGCCAATATTAGTAAAAGCAGTTCAAGATCTTTCTGCTAAAGTAAAAGAACTAGAAAGTAAACAATAATTAATAATTTTTTTTTAAAAAAAACAAAATGGAATACACACAAGACCAAGCAACAATTGATGTAGCAGCATCAGTAGATAATATTGTAATCTGCGAAACTATTCAAGCTATTGCTGAAAACGACAGAACTGAAGATCAAGTTGATGATTTATTTAGAAGTGAAGGGCATTTAAGATTAAAAATGGCTAAAGATTTATTTGTATCTACTTTATCTACGTCTCAAGCAAGTCGTATTGCTGCTTTAAATTTGTAACATAAAATGGCTAAATTAAATAAAAAATCTATGGCTTGTAATAAGCCTAGACGAACTCCTAAGCACCGAACTAAATCTCACGTAGTGAAAGCTTGTTCTGGTGGAACAGAGAAAATTATAAGGTTTGGTCAACAAGGTGTTACAACAGCTGGTAAACCTAAAAAAGGTGAATCAGCTAAACAAAAAGCAAGGCGTAAAAGCTTTAAAGCTAGACATAGAAAAAACATAGCAAAAGGTAAACTAAGTGCAGCTTACTGGGCTAATAAAGTTAAGTGGTAATGAGTAAACCAAAAAAGAAATTTAAAGAAACAAAAGTTGGTAAGTTTTTAATAGACAAAGTGCCAAGTATATTAGGTGTAGCGGGTGATTTATTGCCTGACGCTGGCGTATTAGGTATGGTTAAGGGTCTTATTGAAAAAGAAGATCCAGCCGTATTACCACCAGAAGACAAAGAAAAAGCTTTAAAGTTGTTAGAGCAAGATATGGTGGAAATGCAAGAGATATCAAAGCGCTGGGATAGTGACATGAAAAGTGATTCATGGCTTAGTAAAAACACACGCCCACTTACTTTAATATTTTTAACAGTATCTATGGTGCTATTAATATTTTCAGATAGTATAGGTGAAAGCTTTGATGTTGACTCAGGTTGGGTTGATCTTTTGAAGTCTTTACTTATAACAGTGTACGTGGCGTACTTTGGATCTAGAGGCGCTGAGAAGTTTAAATCAATAAGTAAATAAACACTAATATAAGTGATTAGTATATAGTAAATTAAATAATAATTAAATCAAATTAACATGAGTGAAAAAATAGAAAAAAAAGAATTAGAACAATTAACAGCACAGCAAACAACTAAAGTTAGACTGCTGTCAGATATTGGTGCTATTGAAGCACAAAAACACGAGCTGCTTCACGCGTTCGCGGAAGTTGTAGGTAAATCTAGAGAGTTAAATGAAACTCTAGAAGAAAAGTACGGTAAAATCAAAGTAAACCTTGAAGACGGATCTTACGAAGAAATCGTAGAAGAAGAAGTTGAAGAAGATGGCCAAGCTAATTAGAAAAATAAGTATAGGCGCAGATTACAAAAATGAAGCAATGCATTACTCCGTAGGTCAACAGGTTTACGGAGGTCATTGCATTTCTGATATATTGCACGATCAAAAAGATGGATCATATAATATATATATAGAAAAAAACAATGAAGTTATACCATGGAAAAAGTTTAATTCTAATATGGCTATATCAATTGAATATAATTTAGAGTACTAATGCAAAGTTTATATAGCTTCATTATACAACCAAAAAACGGTAGATATACAAATGAAGTAGAAGTTGGTGATAAAAAACTAATTGTAAACACAACAATGGACGATCACAAGTTTGTTAATCGAGTTGGCGTTGTAATGTCATTGCCTTTAATAGGTGATACAGATCTTAGTGTTGGCGACGAGGTTATAGTTCATCACAATGTGTTTAGGAGGTTTTATGACGTAAGAGGTGTTGAAAAAAACAGTGGATCGTATTTTAAAGAAGATATGTATTTTTGTTATTACGATCAAATATTTCTTTACAAACATAATAATCAGTGGAAAGCACCTGGTAATTTTTGTTTTGTTAAACCTATACTTAAAAAAGAAAAACAAATTATAAGCGACGAAAAAGAGCAAAAACGTATTGGTATACTAAAATACGGTAATAGCTCGTTAGAAGCGTTTAAAATACACGAGGGGGATCTAGTTGGATTTAGCCCTAGCAGCGAGTATGAGTTTATCATAGACGAAAACAGATTATACCGCATGCGCACTAATGATATTACAATTAAATATGAACACAAAGGAGACGAAGTTGAATATAATCCAAGCTGGGCAAAAGGCTGTGGACGAACTTATTAAGGTAGCTAAGGAACCTATTGTAGACTCAGGAGATGACATAACAGCTGATAGACTTAAAAACGCTGCGGCTACTAAAAAGCTAGCTATATTCGATGCGTTTGAAATACTAACTAGAATACAGCTTGAAGAAGAAATGTTAAACGAAAAGCCTAAAAAAGAAACTAAAGAAAAAACTTTTAAGGGCTTTGCTGAAGGTAGGTCAACATGAGTTACAAACAAACTCTAGTAAAAATACTAAAAGACCACGTAAAAGCCAAGGTATTAAAAAATAAAAATAAATACAAAAAGTGGGATTACGGATATAACAAAGAATACGATATGGTTGTTATATCTAAAACAGGTGAGATAGGTGAGGTATATGAAATACAAAACCTTAAAATAGCTTTACCAAAACCCGTAGATATAAAAAAATTTAAATCTAACGCTTGGCAGCATACCGAATATCCTAAAGATCTTCAAAGAATAAAATCTGTATTTGATTGGGAAGAATATCCTGAAGAATTTAAAGAACAATGGTATGATTACATCGATAATGAATTTACTTACAGAGAAAAAGGTTTTTGGTTTTACAATAAAAATGTTGCTACTTACCTTACTGGTACTCACTACATGTACTTGCAGTGGAGTAAAATTGATGTCGGTCAACCAGACTTTCGCGAGTCAAACAGATTATTCTACATCTTTTGGGAGGCATGTAAGGCCGATGTACGATCCTATGGATTGTGCTACCTTAAGAATAGACGATCTGGCTTTTCCTTTATGGCATCAGGCGAGGTGGTTAACTTGGCAACCATATCTAGCGATTCCCGATATGGCATTTTATCAAAGAGTGGACCTGATGCGAAAAAGATGTTCACAGATAAGGTGGTACCGATATCAGTTAATTACCCCTTCTTTTTTAAGCCAATACAGGACGGTATGGACAGGCCTAAGACCGAGCTTGCGTACAGAGTACCCGCGACGAAATACACGCGTAAAAAACTCGAGAACAATGAGACTCTTAAAGAACTCGATGGGCTCGACACCACGATCGACTGGAAGAATACAGGCGACAACTCGTATGACGGTGAGAAACTCAAACTACTCGTCCACGACGAAAGCGGTAAATGGGAAAAGCCAACGAACATACTCAACAACTGGCGTGTCACGAAAACCACGCTAAGATTAGGTAGTAGGATTATTGGAAAGTGTATGATGGGTTCAACAAGTAACTCATTAGATAAAGGTGGAGACAATTTTAAAAAGCTTTATTATGACTCAGATATTACACGAAGAAACCGCAATGGACAGACTAGCTCAGGATTATATTCTTTGTTCATACCTATGGAATGGAACTACGAAGGATATATTGATATGTATGGAGCACCTGTCTTCGACACTCCGAACAAACCGGTACTCAATGCATATGGCGACGAGATCGAGCAAGGAGTAATAGAGTACTGGGATAACGAAGTAGAAGGTTTAAAAAACGATCAAGATGGTTTAAACGAATTTTACAGACAGTTTCCACGTACAGAAAGTCATGCATTTAGAGACGAAGCAAAACAATCGCTTTTTAATCTAACTAAAATATACGAACAAATAGATTACAACGATGATATAACTAGGTCATCACTTGTTACGTTGGGTTCGTTTCAATGGAAAAACGGCGTTAAAGATACTACTGTAGAGTTTATGCCTAACAAGAACGGCAGGTTTAAAGTTAGTTGGGTACCTAAGCTAGAAATGCAAAACAGAATAAGACTTAAAAATGGTATTAAGTTTCCTGGTAATGAACACGTTGGAGCATTTGGTTGCGACAGCTACGATATATCAGGAACAGTTGACGGTATAGGATCTAACGGAGCATTACACGGACTTACTAAATATTCAATGGAAGAAGCACCTGCTAATAGCTTTTTTTTAGAATATGTTGCTAGACCACAAACCGCTGAAATATTTTTTGAAGATGTACTTATGGCTTGTGTTTTTTACGGAATGCCAATACTAGCAGAAAATAATAAACCAAGACTATTATACCATTTTAAAAGAAGAGGTTATAGAGGCTTTTCAATGAACAGGCCCGACAAAGTTTACAGTAAGTTATCTGTAACAGAAAAAGAAATAGGTGGTATACCTAACTCTTCACAAGACATGAAGCAGTCACACGCTGCGGCTATAGAATCTTATATAGAAAAACACGTAGGGTTTAATAGTAATGGCTGTGGTGATATGTATTTTAATAGAACATTAGAAGACTGGGCAAGGTTTGATATAAACAACCGAACTAAGTTTGATGCGTCAATAAGTTCAGGGCTTGCTGTAATGGCTTGCAACAAAAACCTTTATACCCCAATCCAAGAAAGACAAGTTAAAAGTATAAACCTTGGAATTAAAAGGTACGATAATAAAGGATCAAGATCTAAAATAATTTAAAATAAATGATTAATAAAGCTATAAAGAGTTCTTTTCCCAGCCAAGCGGTTAGTGATTTAGAGAAGATGAGTGCAGAGTACGGCGCTAAGGTTGGTAGAGCTATAGAGCATGAGTGGTTTAATACTAAAGATGGTTACGACGGTAAAAATGGATCAGGTAGATATTCAACGTCAAAACAATCATTTCACTCATTAAGACTATACGCTAGAGGAGAACAGTCTGTTAGAAAATATAAAGATGAATTATCTATTAATGGTGATTTATCTTATTTAAACTTAGACTGGAAACCAGTACCTATTATACCAAAGTTTGTTGACATTGTTGTTAACGGTATGGCAGATAGATCGTATAACATAAAAGCTTATTCGCAAGATCCAGCATCAATAAAAGAGCGTACAGACTATGTTACTAAGATAGCTGAAGACATGCAAGCAAAGCCATTTAATGATGCAGTGGCTGGTCAATTAGGTATAGATATATATCAAACAGATCAAAGCAAACTACCTGAGTCTACAGAAGAATTAGAGCTACACATGCAGTTAGACTATAAGCAGTCTGTAGAAATAGCAGAAGAAGAAGCTATTAATAGTATTTTTGATAAAAACAAATACGAACTTGTATCTAGGCGTATAAACAATGATTTAACTGTTATAGGTATTGGTGCCGCTAAAAGTTCTTTTAATAAAGCAGAAGGTATTAAAGTGGAATATGTAGATCCAGCTGATCTTGTATATTCTAACACAGACTCACCTTACTTTGATGACATATATTATGTAGGTGAAGTAAAAGAAATATATTTAAACGAACTTAAAAAAGAGTTTCCAAACCTTACAGACGAACAGCTAGAGTCTTATAAAGGCTACAACTCTTCTTATAGTAATACTGCTTATAACTCTAAAGCTGACGAAGACAATACAGCGACAGTATTATACTTTGAGTATAAAACATATGCTAATCAAGTTCACAAAATTAAAAAGACTTCTACAGGCGGCAGTAAAGCTATAGAGAAAAACGATACGTTTAATCCTCCGGCATCAGATGACTTTGAAAAAGTAGACAGAGCTATTGAGGTTATTTATGAAGGTGCTAAAGTAATTGGTAGTAAAGAGCTTTTAAAGTGGGAACTTAAAAAGAATATGATACGACCAAAAGCAGATACAACAAAAGCTCAAATGAGTTATGCTATCTGTGCACCGCGTATGTATGAAGGTCGTATTGAAAGTCTAGTAAGTCGTATGACTAACTTTGCTGATATGATTCAGCTTACGCATTTAAAGCTACAGCAAGTGTTGTCTAGAGTAGTACCTGATGGTGTTTACTTAGACGCAGATGCTTTAGCCGAAATAGATTTAGGTAACGGTACTAATTATAATCCACAAGAAGCACTTAATATGTACTTTCAAACTGGTAGTGTAATTGGTAGATCTATGACACAAGATGGTGACATGAATCGTGGTCGTTTACCTATTACGGAACTTAATTCAAACGGAGGTAATAATAAGATCAGTGCGCTCATAAGCACTTATAATTATTACTTACAAATGATGCGTGATGTTACTGGCTTAAACGAGGCTAGAGACGGAGGCGTACCAGATAAAAATGCTTTAGTAGGACTGCAAAAATTAGCTGCAGCAAACTCTAATACAGCAACAAGACACTTATTGCAATCAAGCTTGTATATAACCCTAACAATGGCAGAGTGTATTGCAATGCGAGTGTCTGATGTTATAGAGTATTCACCGACTAAAGAATCATTTGTTAAAACGCTAGGAAAGTTTAACGTTTCTACACTAGAAGAAATGGCTAACTTACACTTGCATGATTTTGGTATATTTTTAGAGCTTGCGCCAGATGAAGAAGAAAAAGCTAAACTAGAAAACAATATTCAAGTAGCTTTACAATCTGGACAGATATATCTTGAAGATGCTATTGATATTAGAGAAGTACGTAACATTAAGCTAGCTAATCAGCTTCTTAAGATACGTAGAAAAAAGAAACAAGAGCTAGATCAACAACAACAACAGCAAAATATACAAGCGCAAAGTCAAGCAAACGCGCAGGCTGCACAAGCTGCTGCACAAGCGGACATGCAAAAACAGCAAGCTCTTACCGAGTCAAAAGCTCAGTTAGAGCAAATGAAGTCGCAGCTTGAAATAGCTAAAATGGAAAGAGAAGCTCAGATTAAAAAAGAGCTAATGCAGTACGAGTTTGAAATTAACAAACAACTACAACAAGGTCAACTTTCTATTGTAAAAGAAAAAGATAAGTTCAAAGAAGATCGTAAAGACGAAAGAACTAAAATACAAGCATCACAACAAAGTGAGCTTATAGATCAAAGAAAAAACAATGCACCACCAAAAAGCTTTGAGTCCTCAGGACAAGATAATTTAGGTGGGTTTGGACTTGAACAGTTTGAGCCGCGTTGATAGTAAATTAACAATTATATAATATTTTATCATGTCAGAACAAACACAACCAATAGAAGAGGTCGTAGAAGAAACAGTTCAAGAAACTAAAACTGTAGAAGAAACACCTCAAGAAGAGGCTTCATACAAAGAAGTTAAAAAAGATGGTACTATTAAATTAGACCTAGGAAAATTAAAAAAATTTCAAACTCAAAACAAAGAAGAAAATGTACGGAAAGAAGAAAGTATCAAAGAAGACAAGCAAGAAGAAAGTAGCGAAGAAAAAGTCAACGAAGAAGTCTTACAAGAAGTAACAGATGAACCAGAGCAAACTGTAGCTCAAGTAGCGCAGAAGCAAGAGGTTACTGAAGAAAAAATTACACCACAGCCAGAAGTAAAGTTACCAGAAAACATTGAAAGTTTGGTAAAGTTTATGGAAGAAACAGGTGGTACTATTGAGGAGTATGTAAGGCTTAATGCTGATTACTCTAATGTAGATAATAATACATTATTAAAAGAATATTACAAGTCAACCAAGTCTCACCTAGATACAGGTGAAATTGATTTTTTAATTGAAGACAACTTTTCATTTGACGAAGATTTAGATGAACAGCGCGATATTAGAAAAAAGAAGTTGGCTTTAAAAGAAGAAGTTGCGAAAGCTAAAAAGTTTCTTAACGGAATGAAAGACGAATACTACAAAGAAGTCAAGTTGGGTTCTAAGTTGTCTAAAGATCAGCAAGATGCTATTAACTTTTATAACGAATACAACCAAAAACAATCTGCCGCTAGTGAAGTCCAGCAGAAGCAGTACAAGCAATTTGAGCAAAGTACCAATAATGTTTTCAATGAAAATTTCAAAGGTTTTGATTTTAAAGTTGGTGACAAGAAATATAGGTACAATGTAAAAGATGCTGCTGCTACTAAGGATTACCAGAGCGACATATCTAACTTTGTGAGGGAGTTCCTCGACGAAAAAGATATGATGAAAGACGCTGCAGGTTATCACAAAGCTTTATATGCAGGTAGAAATATAGATAAAATTGTATCTCATTTCTATGAGCAAGGTAGAGCTGATGCTATAAAAAACACCGCTATTAAGTCAAAAAATATTGACATGGGTCCTAGAACTGCTAAGCCAGTTGTAGATGCAGGCGGCATGAAAGTTAGAGTATTAGGTGGTGAAGATAGTTCAAGGTTGAAATTTAAAATTAGAAAAAAATAAAAACAACTTAAAAACTAAAAAAAATGGGATTTAACACATCTTTAGGGTTAGGTGGAAGCTACAGTTTAACTGGCTCACCTACTCAAGTAGTAAGTGCCAACACTTATTTTGATTTAGCTAACACAGCTAATCAAGGTTGGGCACAACAATATCTACCTGAATTATACGAACAAGAAGTAGAACGCTACGGAAATCGTACAATTGGTGGATTTTTACAAATGGTAGGCGCTGAAATGCCTATGAGTTCTGATCAAGTAGTTTGGTCTGAGCAAAACAGATTACACTTAGCTTACAAAAATAAGTCTGGAAACGAAACATCTGTTCTTACAACTGTTTCTTCTGGTCTTATTACTTTAGGATCTGATTACACAAACTCCGTAAGAATAGGCGCAACTGTAATTGTTACAGATTCTGCTACAGGATTAAAAACTAATTATTGTAGAGTATATGCTACTAGTGGTCAAACTTTTAGCGTAAAACCTTACAAAACTGCTACATTGTCTGGAGACTTTGGAAGTGATGGATTAGGCGTTAATGTATTTGTTGTAGGTTCTGAATTTGCAAAAGGTTCTGCTTCTATGGTTGGAGAGCTTAAGCCAACTTTTACAAAATTTGACAACAGACCTGTTATTATTAAAGATCACTTTAAGATTTCTGGTTCTGATACTGCTCAAATTGGCTGGGTTGAAACAACTGACGAAGCTGGACAAACTGGATTTTCTTGGTATTTAAAATCAGCTGGCGAAACTCGCTTGCGTTTTGAAGATTATCTAGAAACTACAATGATAGAAGCTCAAAAAGGTGTACCTGGAAGCTCTGGAGTAGATACTGATTTAGGTATTGCTTCTGAGAATTTTGGTACAGAAGGTCTTTTTGAAGCTGTAGAAAGTCGTGGTAATGTATTTGAAGATTTAGCTTCGCTTGGAGATTTTGACTTATTGTTAAAAAATCTTGATAAGCAAGGTGCTATTGAAGAAAACATGTTATACATCAATCGTTCATTAGCTCTTACTCTTGATGATATGGTAGCTGGATTAAACGCTAACTATCAAGGTGGTGCTTCTTTTGGAGTATTTAACAACGACGCTGACATGGCATTAAACTTAGGTTTTTCTGCTTTCCGTAGAGGATCTTACGATTTCTACAAGTCAGACTGGAAATACTTAAACGATGCTGCTGCACGTGGTGGATTTGGAGATGTATCTGGAATTTTAATTCCTGCTGGAACTTCAACTGTTTACGATCAGTCATTAGGTAAAAACATGACTCGTCCTTTCCTACATGTAAGATACAGAAGCTCAGAAACTGACGACCGAAGAATGAAATCTTGGGTTACTGGTTCTGTAGGATCTGCTTCATACACTGGAGATGACGTTATGGAAGTACACTATTTGTCTGAAAGATGTTTAGTAGTTCAAGGAGCTAATAACTTCGTGATGCTAAAAGAATCATAATATTAACCTTTAAAAACTAAACAAAATGGACAAATTTTTAATTTTTACAAGTGCTGGAGATGATATGTCTGCATATCCTCTTCAAAATTTACTTGCTATTGACTGTGTAGCTGACGGTGTTTTAAATTTTAGATTTAAATCATCTGTTGGAGGCGGAGTTGGTGCTGAGCACGATCTTGTTGCTTGTACTATTACTGCTGATACTGAAGTAGCTGTAACAAAACAAGTTATCGATAAAATAGCTGCTTTTGCTAACAATACTTTTAGTAAAGCTAATTTTTTAGAAGTTGCTAATGACGTAACTGGTGAGTACTTAGTTTCTGGAATTACTGCAATTGCAATAACTCAAGACACATAGGTCAATTAATTAATAGAAGCAAAGGGGCTTCGGCCCCTACGCTTTTATTTTTACAAACTATTTAATTATATTATATCATGGAAACAAAAACAAAAAAACAACCTAAACAGGTTGAAGTAAAAAATATTCCAGGCTGGGAAATAAAAGACAGGCAGTATTATTTAAGAGGAAACAAAAACCCCTTAAGCTATGTTTTAACCTCTAAGTCTTCACCTAGAAAACCTTTATTATGGTTTGACGAAGAAAAGGGTTACAACAGAGAAATAAGATATGCAAGTAATCAAAGATCTTGTTTTATAGATGAGCAAGACGGAAATGCTATTTTATCTCATATTATTTTTGAAGATGGAATACTATATGTTTCAAAAGCTAATCAACCTCTACAAAAGCTTTTAAGTTTATATCACCCTAAAAAAGGTTATGTATACGAAGAAAAAGACGAAATTGCAGAAGCAAAAGACGATTTAGTAAGCATTGAAGTTGAAATGGAAGCTTTAAACACGGCTATGTCAATTGATGTTAATCAAGCTGAAGCAATACTTAGAGTTGAACTAGGATCATCTGTAGATAAAATGAGTTCTTCTGAGCTTAAAAGAGATTTATATATGTTTGCTAGAGAAAACCCAGTGTTGTTTTTAGAACTAGTAAATGATGATAACGTTCAGTTAAGAAACTTAGCTATTAAAGCTAGTGAAATGGGTGTTATTAAACTATCACAAGACCAAAGAACTTTTGCATGGGGTTCAAACGGTAAAAAATTAATGACTGTGCCTTTTGATGAAAACCCATACTCTGCTTTTGCTGCATACTTAAAAACAGACGAAGGCGTAGAAGTTTTTAAATCAATAGAAAAAAAGCTAAAATAGCGTAACTATTATAAGTGGTGTAGCCATCTATAACGGTGGCTATACTACTATAATAAAAATAAAAATATGGCGATTGACGTAAATAAAGTATATACTACAGTATTATCTATACTAAATAAAAAAGGTAGCGGCTATATGACGCCAGACAACTTTAATAAAATAGCTAAAGTTGTACAACTAGAGTTACTTGATAGAGCGTTTTACGAATACAATCAAGCTGTTACAAAGCAAACTAGAGGTAGAGGCTCTCAAGGATATGGTGACATACCTAGAAAAATAATGGACAAGCTTGATCCGTTTTGTAGCGTTATAACTTTAAACTCTGCAACTGGTTTTTTTGAGCCACCAGGTTTCGATAGTAACTCTACATACGCTGGCAATGATTTATATGCCACTTTAAGCTTAAAAGTAAGCGAAAAATTTGTAGACATAGAACGTATAGATAAATCTAAATTACCGTTTTTATTTTCTTCAAAACTAACGGCTCCATCAAACATTTTTCCAGTTTATTATTACTCTGCAGATTTAATATATGTTTTTCCTAGTACAATAACTAGTGTTGATTTATATTATGTCAGCAAGCCATTAGATCCAACGTGGAGCTCTTCGGTAGACACTTCTAGTTTTGGTACGCCTATATACACGTATAGTAGCTCAGACAGCATTGATTTTACGCTACACGCCTCAGACGAATCTGATTTAATATTAGGAATACTTAAATACTTTGGCGTTACAATAAAAGATCCACTTGTAATACAAGCTGCACAACAAGAAGAGCAATCAATAACACAACAAGAACAATAATATGAGTTTAATAGGAACAGTTACAGAAGAAAACTACTACAATGGATCTCAAACTTTTATTGCTACGGCTGTATCTGCCGTAAACGCTGGTAATGCTGATTTTACATTAACGTTTGATCCTTTGCCCGCTACTAATCAAGTTAGAGTTTTTCAAAACAATGTAGAGATATCGTGGGACGGCGCTTTACCTCAAGTAAATGGCTTCGCTATTAGTGGCAATATAATTAGAATATATGGGGATGTAGCTATAGGTGATACTATAGAAGTTCAATTGCTAGATTTTACTTTTGGTAATTATCAGTATACTTCTATTAAAGACATTGTTGATAATTTTATGATAGCATATGTAGGTGACGGAAAGCTAATAGATCATGTTGCTAAATCAGATGTTGTATTCCACGCTAAACGAGGTTTACAAGAATTTAGCTATGACGTGCTAAAAACAGTTAAGTCGCAAGAAATAGAACTAGGACCATCGCTGTCTATGCCAATGCCTCAAGACTATGTTAACTACGTAAAAGTGTGTTATATTGACAACTCAGGCGTGCGTAGAATTATATATCCTACTAGACTTACTACAAACCCAACAGAGCCAATGCTTCAAGATAATAATTACAATTATGTATTTGACTCCGATGGTAATGCTGTTGAAGGTAGTTCTGTTACAGAAGCTCGCTGGAAAGCATTTGACACTAAAAATATATCAGGTGATTTATCTTCTGAAGACAGCTTGTATTTAACTACAGCTGATTACCTTAGAAGTGATTATGGCCAAAGATACGGTGCCACACCAGAAACTACACAAGTAAATGGATTTTTTACAATTAATGAAAGAACAGGTAGCTTTAGCTTTAGTAGCGACTTAGCGGGTAAAGTTATTGTGCTTGAATATATTTCAGACGGCTTAGGCACTGATGCTGAAATGAAAGTAAATAAGCTAGCTGAAGAAGCTTTATATAAACACATCGCATACAACGTTTTAGCGGTCAAAAGAAACATATCTGAGTATATAGTACAAAGATATAAAAAAGAACGCAGAGCAGCGCTTAGAAACGCTAAGATTAGGTTATCTAACCTAAAACTCTCAGAGCTTACACAGGTTATGAGAAATAAATCCAAACAAATTAAACACTAGTACATGGCTGAAGATAAAAAAACTTTTCTCCAGGGTAAAATGAACAAAGATATTGACTCTAGGCTTTTACCAAACGGAGAGTATCGCAGCGCGCAGAACATACAAGTAACAACTTCAGATCAAAAAGACGTAGGAGCTATTACAAACTTAAAAGGCAATACTAAAATTGTGAATCAAAGTTCTACTTTTATAAATGATTTTTTTGTCAATGATTTAAGTTATTTTAATGGTCTAGAAACAATAGGATGTTTTTTTGATGAAAAAAATAACAGAATATTTTATTTTGTTACAAACTACACGTGTCCAAATACGTTTAGACAGGGACTAGTTGGCGACAGCGATGGTCCTACTATGGCTATTGACTCTGGATTAAGCAATTTACACTGCGCAATATACATGCATGACATAGTTAGTATTTCTAACTCTTCTATTGTAAAGCTAGTAGATGGTTTATTTTTAAATTTTAGTAAAAATAAAATTATAACGGGTGTTAATTTATTAGACAACTTATTGTTTTTTACAGATAATTTAAATCAACCTAGAAAAATAAATATAGAAAAAGCTATTCAAGATTCTAATTTTTACAATTCTGAAGACAAAATAAGTGTGGCTAAGTTTGCTCCTTTTATGCCGCCATTACTTCTTGACTACAATACAACTACTTTTAATAGTAACGTGCCTACTACTACAGAGCCAACTTCTTCAATGCAAGACTCTTCTCAAAACAATTTTCCTACAGATTATTTAAAAGAAAAGTTTGTTAGATTTTCTTACAGATTTAAATATAATGATGGCGAATATTCTACAATAGCGCCATTTACTCAAATATGCTTTATACCTAGAACAACCAGCTATAGTGTAACAAACACTCAAAAAATATTTAAAACAGGAGCTGTTTACTATCAAGATGATAACGGAGATGGCGATGGTATGGTTAATAATGTTACTGGTGTTAATTTAAATATTATACTTCCTTCACATACTCCTAATAAAGATTTTGAAATATCTACAGTTGAAATATTGTATAAAGAATCTGACAACAGCTTAGTTAGATCTGTTGAAGAAATAATTATTGAAGACTCTAGTATTACAGACGGTGTTTTACAATATTTATATAAATCAACACTACCTTATAAAACACTTCCAAAGGGTCAACTAGTAAGAGTGTATGACAATGTACCATTAGCTGCACTAGCTCAAGAAGTTGTTGGCAATAGGATAGTTTATGGTAATTTTATTCAAGACAGGGCTTTGCCAGCCAAAAAAAACAAAGTTGCAGGTTTAGATTTTAGCGTTGGATTAAGCGCTAAATATGATATTACAAACGATGTGGGTAATGCGGATTTTAATAATTACTACTTACATAAAGAATATCCATTTCACTCTGTAAAACAAAGAAGAACATATGAGGTAGGTGTAGTGTTGTCTGATAAGTTTGGAAGACAATCACCTGTTTTAACTTCTAACACAAGTTCTAGTTCTGTAGAAGTGCGAGCTAAATCAGCTAGCTTTCATAGCAGCTCTTGGTCTTCTACTGAAAACTTTATACACGACGCTTCTCCAGGTAACAAAGATTATTGCGGTGATGCTTTAACTATAACTTTTAACAGCGAAATACCAAACCCATATTCTAAAAGAACTTTAATACCAATTAATCAAGCAGGTACTTCAACTTATCAGTTTCAGCTATTTAAGGCTAATTTTGGGACTGAAGTATTATTAACTGATGGTAGTCCAGGAAACACTGGTGGCGTTATGATTAACAACTTGTATTTTTATGATGAGTTTTCATCAGCTCAAGGTGTTATTGGTGATTATTTTTATACTAGCTCTACACTAAGCGAAAGCTCTATAGTTACAGGATATAGCGCTTTATACTTAAATACTGGAGCTACTGATTTATATACTAATTCTTATGCTATTAATAAGTTTAATTTAAATTCAGAAACTGGAGAGATATTAAGTCATGAATATGTTTCTCAAAGTTTTTTATTTATTGATAATGTTGTACATATAAATCAACCTATTTTAATTGCTAATCAAGGCGAAGAATTTTATCTTGCAGGTGTTCAAGTTGTTACGCCTGAGCAAACAATTTTTAACCACCCTCAGCTAGGTGAAGTTTTTAAGTTAACTATAACAAACTTTACCCAACCAGACTTATTTTCCGTGGGTGACTATTTAAAAGGTCAAACAAAAGATTTTGTTAAGATACTAGAAGTAACAACTGAAAATGGAATTTTTATTATATTTTGTGATGACAAACCAAGTTTAGAGTATTTAAACAGTGGCGTAGATAATTATAACTTTAATAAATACAAAATAGTACCACATGGATGGTATTCTTATAGAGTTGTAGTAAAACAAGTAGAGCAAGAATATCATAACGTTTACGTGCCTAGTGTTATAACTATAGACAAAGATGATGAAGGTCACAAAAGTTATATTCCTATTGTTGCTGATAATATAAATAAAATTACAAGAGATATTGAGTTTTCTAATATACAAGAAACTGGATTAAGTACAAGTAAAGCTCAAATATATCCTAAAATACTTCCTTTAACATCTGCAACTACAATAGCTGGATTAACAGCTAATTTATCAAGATCTATACAAAGCGATAAAGATTTAATAGATGTTATTAGTATTGGTACAGCTAGAGAGCAAGATTTAAAAGATGAAGAAAATAATGTTTTAGCCTTTATATATGAAACAAATAAAAACCCTTTAGTTGCGCAAATACCATACGGTAATAGCTCTTTAAATATAGGTCAAGATATTACTTCTGACTTTGAAGGTATTGAATATACTTTTACAGGCGTTGGCGATGGACAAAACGCGTCTGAAGGTCTTAGTGGAAATACTAAATTAAATTTACCAGGAACAGATATTGCTGTTTTTACAGGAGGTACTAATGTTGTTACTATTGGTGATTACTTGTCTGGTAAAAACACTAATTTAGTTAAAATAGAATCTATTAGTGGAGATGGCACTCAAACTTTAATTTCATGTGATGGCGAAATAAGTGATATATACTTTGACGCAGAAGGTACAACTGGAAATAAAATATACAAAAATAAATACGGTTTGCAAAACAGAATATCTGTTTTTGAAACAAAACCATTTGAGTCTGCTTTAGATATATACTACGAAACTTCAACTGCTGGCTATATACATGAGTTAAACGAAGCCGTTACAATAATAACGGACATTTCAGAAGAAGACGTTACTTTTATAGACACACAAGATTTTTCAGAAGACACTGTTTTTTATGATGAATTTGGAAACTTTCAAAATGTATTTGCGGGAACTCTTAATATATTAGACGAAAACGGAAACAACTTAACTCTTGGGAGTGAGCTTGGACAAGTAAATTCTGGAGGTGTAGAAATTATACAACAAGACGCAGTTGGACCTAATGAAACTAGCTCTTTATCATCAAACTTTGCTCAGGCTATAGGAGTAACGTCAAGTTCTGATTTTAGATTTATTATATTTGAAGATGAAAACACATCTACATTTAAACTAAAGCCAAAACCAGGTTTAGGTAATTTTGCTTATAGCCCTACTTTAGAACCTACTAAGTATATATTTAAAATAAGAATTACAGTTAATGGAGACGGCAATAACGTGCCTGATGAAATTTTTATTATTGACAATGTTGAAATAAATTTACAAAACGTAGCGCCTGTAGTTTTAAGCTCCGGCAATATAGAAGCTCAACAAAATAATGATGATATATTAGGAACTCCAATACATCAAATTATAGCAACTAATGGATCTGCAAACCAAGAAAATAATAGTTCAGGGCTTAGATTTAGATGTAAAGACTTACAAAGTCAATTTATTACTACTACAAATGGTTTAGAAGGTTCTGAAGCTATATTTGACTTAGACGGCGATTTAATTGAAGAATTAAGAATAGATACTTCTACAGGTGAAATATTTTTAACAGATGCTTTTAATGAAGAAAGTTTAAACGTAAGCTTTGCTATAAGAATTACTGATGGTTCAGATTTTTTAAGCGATGAAGATTTTCAAAGTGGAATAGACGAACACGGTGGTATTTTTGTTGATCACCAAATAGATTTAATAGTTAGTGACGGTCTTATTGTTTTATCCGCTCCGTCTAGTCATTCAGTCCCTTCAGCTGCGCCAGAAGATCTACCAGGAGGAATAAATATTTTTCAAAACGAAGGCGCAACTGATATTCTTACTTCTGATTCTATGGAAACGGACAATCAAAGCAGAGGTGTTTCATACGGATCTTATTGGACAACCACGCCAAATGGACTGCAACAGACAAACTTAATAAACAATGAGAATATACTAAACAGTGCGCCCGAAGGATCAGGTTTAGCTTATGGGCCTATTGGAATATTTTTATGTAGTGAAACAGGTCGTATAGGAACATATGCTCCAGGTGGAAATAATACATTAGGAACAAAAATTTGGGCCTTAAGAGTTATAAACAACATCCCAGTTGTTGTTGTGTACTATAAAGAAGTAGGTATTGGCAACACCGGAATGGTCACTAGACAATGGTTTAATCACCATCTTTATGACGGTTGGGGTTATATACGTTGTTCGGCAGGTACTGTGCAAATTAAAGGCACTGGTTCCAGCAGCCTTCCGTATACTAGTTCTTTTGGAGATATAGACGGCACTTTGTCGCCAAACCCAAGTTGTCCTGCTCACCCTGAACATGAAAACGTGTCGCAATTATATGGAAACACCTCTACTTATGAACACGTAAACATGGAGCTTTTAAACGACAGCGGTTGGAGATTTAATGAGCCAGGCACGCATCCTATATACGGCTCAGCTAACAGTAATGAATATGAAGGATCTTTTCCTTATTACAATAACGAAAATGAAATTGTAAACACAATATCTAAACCCGAAGATTCATTGAATTATTACCAAGGCTCACCAGCTCCACCTTTTTATCACTCAGGAGGTTTCTTAGGTAAATGCAATGATAATGTTGTAATAAACTCCGTAGAATATAAAATACTATATACATACACTACTGGCGGTAATTATATAGGTAATAGCAGTGGTTTCAACGAAACACGTTTATCTGTGCAGAAAGTCTTTTTGTGTAGAAAACAACAATAACAAGTAATATATAAATAAATGCCTTTAAGCTTAAAAATAAAATACTTTAACACCTTTATATTAAGAGAAGAGCCTTTTGTTACTACAAGCATAACAAGCTCAGTTTCGTCTACAGGCACACCACCTGTTTTAGGTGAAAGTAGTCAAATAGATTTAACAGATTCAAATCCTAATATATCTTTTGGTCAAAAAGTAAGTGGTCCTGGAATACTTGACGATGTTACTGTTACCGCCGTTTCAGGTACTACAGTAACTATAAGTAAAGCTCAAAAAATAGAAAAAGGTTCAACTTTAACTTTTTCATCAGCTTCACCTTACCCAGACACTGGCGCTACTCAATTAGCTAACAATGAGTGGCATATAGAAGAGTCTAGAATAAAAGGCGAGTTTAATGGTAAAACAGTAGACTTTGGAGCTAAAGCCTATGCCGTAGATAAAGAATACAATAGAAATCATAGAGAAAACGCTATGATATATTCTGGTATATATAACTCAAGAACAAGAGTAAATAATACTAATCAGTTTTCTATAGGAGAAAGTATTACAAAAGCTGTAGATAGAAACTATGGATCTATACAAAAACTTTATGCTGAAGATACAAATTTAATTATATTTCAAGAAAATAAAGTTAACGGCGCTTTAATAGATAAAGACGCTATATTTACAGCAGAGGGTAGTGGTCTTAGCACTACAGCTAAAGTTGTAATTGGTCAAATAACACCTTACGTAGGTGAATATGGTATTGGAACAAACCCTGAAAGCTTTGCTGTGTTTGGTTTTAGAAAATACTTTGTAGACAAAGATCAAGGATGTGTTTTAAGACTTTCTAGAGACGGTATTACTGATATATCATCATATGGTATGAGAACGTTTTTTAGAGAAAATTTAAAAAATACAACAAAAGCTTATGGCATGTTTGACATACATTCAAAGTCTTACGTGTTAAGCTTAGATTTAGACAAACCTATACAGCAAAACAAACAAACTTTTATTAAATCTACAACAGCTGTAGCTAGTTCTAGCTCTAAAGGCAAAGAAATAAAAATAAAAGCTTTTAATCAAGAAATACAAAAAGGACAATATATAAATTGTAACGCAGTTAAAAATAACTCTTTAAGAGTTGTTTCTGTTAAAAACAAAACAATAACAGTCAGCAAAAACGTTGGGATTTCTGAAGGTGAATCACTTAGTTTTATTGCTGTAAATGATTTTGGTTTACAACCTATAGAAAGACTAACTAACTTTGTAACCATAGGCTTTGACGACAAAGTAAATGGTTGGACTAGTTTTTACACTTTTAATCCTACTTTTGGAGGCAGTGTTCAAGGTGGTTTTTACACATTTAATAAAGGTAATTTATACAAGCATCATTCAAATATTTTAAAAAATACTTTTTATGAAGAGTTTGAGCCAAGTACAATTACACTAGTAAGTAATCAAAACCCTTCGTTGGTTAAACACTATAAAACAATAAACTACGAGGGCACAAACAACTGGAAAGTTATAGACATGTTTTCACCTGCAGAAGATAATGAAAACTATAATGCGTATCAAATACCAGGTAATATAACTGGAAGATATTTTGACGAAACAAATTATGTTAAATATGCTGGGTTTTGTCCTTTAGAAAAGAAATATTTTGCACATATTAAAATAAACGATACAAGCACTATAACAGGTATACAAGGTTTAACTACAACTGGTATTAAAGGGTTTTTTGCAGAAACAACTTTAGAACATGAACCTGTAACAAACGACGGAAGAACAGACAAAACTAAACATGCTGAATTATTTTCAGTAGGTTTTAATTACGAACAATCTTTATATTAATAAATTATGGCAATAGGAGCAATAATAGGTATAGGAAGCAGTCTTATTGGCGGCATTGGAGCAGGTAGAGCTGCTAGAAAAGCCAGAAGAAGACAAAGAGCTTTAGAAAAACAAATAGAAAAACTAGAAGCTAATAGACAAGAAATAATAAATCCTTACGCCGGTGTTGAAGGTATGCTTAGTAATCCTTTTGCTAATTTAACAGTAGCTACACAGGCTGCTGAAATGCAGGCACAGCAAACAGATCTTTCATTAGCTAGCACACTAGATACATTAAGAGCTACAGGTTCTGGTGCTGGTGGAGCTACTGCTCTTGCTCAAGCAGCTTTAAGCTCCAAACAAGGTGTATCTGCTAGTATAGCTCAGCAAGAAGCTAAAAACGAACAGCTTAGAGCGCAAGGCGAAGCTAATTTACAAAGACAATTAGCAGACGCTGAAGTTAAAGGTAAAACATTTGTTTTTGGTGCTACAGAACGTAGAGAGATGCAGAAATTAAATAGATTATCTTCGTTGGCTGGTGCTGCATCACAACAAGCCGCGGCGGCAGGAACTGCTGCTAATCAGATGTTTGGACAAGCGCTTGGAGGCGTGGCTGGTATGGCTTTAACTGGAGGTTTTAATAATTTAAACTTAGGTGGCGCAGCTCCATCGCCTGGTCTCACGGGAACTTTACCAGGTACTGGTAATATAGGAAGCTCTTTTAATTTTCAAGGATCTATAGATCAAAATTTAATTCCTAGTATACTAGGTGGAAACAACTAATTAAACAATATGGCAACATTAGATGAATTATTTGCAGAAGCTGGTTTATCAGTACCGCAAAGAACAAATAGAAATAGAACAGTTACCACACCTGGAAGCTATGAAGCACCAGTTGAAGGTATACAAGACTATGGAGCTTTTCAAAGAGGTTTTACAGCAGGTATTACACCTGGTTTAATTGAAAAGAAAAAACAAGATGTTAGAACTGATGCCGCAGCAAAAGAATTTGATGCTTTAAAATTAAATGAGTTAATAGAAACTTCTGATACAGATCCTATTGAGTTTAAGAAAAATGCTGCTCTTAGAGGTCAAACATTAAGCTTGCTTAAAGGTGAGTTAAGAGGTGATTATTTAAAAGCCGCTAGAAATAACGACACTCAGTCTATGAATGACATATTGGGTCAGCTAAATAATCTTTCAGAGGGTATAGGTAATTTTAATACTTTTTTAACTGAGTCTCAAAAAACAGATCAGTATGACATGGAGGCAAGTAATTATAGAATAGGTAATAACACTTATACCGATAAAGAAGGTAAAGAACAACCTCTTACTTTTAATCAACTTGCCGATGTAAACAACACTAATCCAAGAGCCCTTAGCTATGTACAGAGAAAAGATGAATATGGCGCAATAGATACTTTTTTAACAGTTAAAAACAGTAAATACGGTAGTTTTGAGGTTAATATATCTGATTTAAATACAGCTCAAATACAAAATAAATTAGCTTTAAAAGCTGATTATGGCACAGAAACAGCTAGTCACATTAAAGAAAACCCTGTTGTAGAACAAATTACTACCGGTTCTATTGGTCCAAATAATACCTCTTCTTATACTAGAACTCAAGTTATTAATGGTAAAAGTGTAAAAACTACAGTAACTGGTAAAAAAATAACAGATAAAACAGATGGCTTAAATAGAGATAACGCTAGAGCTTTTGCTTTAAAATCAATGGGTGAAGATGATTTTAACGAGTTAATGCCTTCTTTCTTAAATGGAGCATTGAAAAGAACTGATATGTTTTCTAGCAAAGAACAAAAAGATAATTATAAAGCTATGTTAACGGCGTTACAGACCGAGCAAGGTATGAAAAATTATGCAGAAACTAACGGATTAAGTTTAGACGAAGCAAAACAAAGCGTAAAAGACAACGTTAATAGTGTTATAGAAAAATCTTTAGAAAACGAATATTTAAAAAGAACTGGTAGTTATGAGTGGGATAGTGAAAAAAAAGAATATGTTCCCGCAATATTAGATGCTAAAAGAAGTGTTTCTGAAGCTCCTGTTGAAGAAGATATTGACATTGACGATGAAGGAGATGATTCTGTAACAAGCTTTATGGAAGATATATTTAGTAGATTTAACGCCGCTACTTCTGGCGCTTCAAACGCTTTAAAAGACTCGGAAGATGGTGTTTTAGAAGGTGAAGATGCTCAAAATACTTTAACATTATTAAGAGGTAAAAAGTATAACGGTAAGTTAATAACAGACGTGAAATACACTAAAGTAGGTGAAAAACCTAACGGTGAACCTGACCTAAGGCTTCAAGTGTTTACGCAAACAGGTGATGACGAAATACCTCAAAAGTCATTAGTTAATATTACAGATGCTGGAAGTAGAAGAGAGTTTTTAGAAGACATAGCTAGATCTAAATTTGGATCAGGAACAGAAGTATCAAAAGAAATAGCAAAAGCATATACAGATATACAAACTACTAGATCAGACGTTCAAAGAGTTTTTAAAATATATAGTGATAGATTAAGAAAAACTTTAGAAACCGGCCAGTGGGACGATAGTATTCCTGCAAAATATAAAGCTGCTTTTGATGCTGAAATGAAAAAAAGAAAAGAAAACTCAGTAAATAACGATTATAACTAAAAATTAAATTAAATGGCTGTTAAGCAATACGAAATAGAAGGACAACTTTACAATGTTTCTGAAGAGCGCGAAGCTGACTTTTTAAACGATTTTAAAGACAAAAAAATAACTCTTGTAAGTAGTGGTGAACAAGAAGATGATATTGACCCACCAGTAAAGACAACAGACGGTGTAGCGGGTGCGGATGCGCCGTCGGAAATAGCAGCACCAGAGAGTATGGACTTAAGTTCGGAAAATATTTCTTTGGATTTACAAGATGTTCAAAGTGACACGGATGTTCAAATTGACACGGGTGGTGGTGATCCTGAAATGATATTTAAAGAAAAGTATAATACACCACTTACTAAAGAAGAAAAAATTAAATATGATGCTTGGGTAGCTTCTGAATCTAAAAGACAAGGTAGAGATATTACGTGGGATCTTGGAACATATGATATTCAAGGTTTTTGGAAGTCTGGTGACCATATGAAAATGGATGAGGATAATCATGGAAGTGATAAATGGAAAAAACCAAATCATCCAACATTTAGTAATCAGTCTAACTACCATAATGTAGACGGGTATATAGGTGGTACATGGGCAGAAGATGGAGGATACACTCCATCAGATTATACTACAAAACTTTATGATAAAAACTATTATGATAGACTGTTTGGAAGAGAACCAAACCGCCCTGAATATTTAAAACCACTAAAAAAACAATCAGATACTTCTTTGGATTCTCTATTAAATGATATAGACGAAAAAATAAAAGCAAAGCCTGTTTCTGAACAACAAATTGCTGATTTTAAAAGTATACAATCTAGAACTGAAGCTCCAAAGCCTGAGATTAAAATAAAACAAATTGATAAACAAAAACCTTTAATACAAAATTTTAGATCAACTGTAAAAGGCGTTTTGGCTAATGATGGCATATATAGATTAGGTGTTGAAGGAAGAACTGTTGAAGATCTTGTTAATAATGGAGTTGAAGATGAGCTTATAAAAAAAGTAAAAGAAAACTACAAAGACGTTTATGCGTTACAAGACTTGCCGTTTGATTTTACTATGGATAATATACTAGAAAAAGAACTTGGTAAAGTAATAAAAAAAGAAAGAGATTTTTTTAATACAGAAAAAAATAAACAAGTAAATACAGCTAGAAAAGAAGGCATATATCAACCAACAATAGATCAAGGTTTTGAAGACTTTGCGCAAGATTTAAATAAAGATCAAAAAACATATGCTTTATTAGTGCAAGAAGCTAGAAAATACCAAAAACAATTAAAATACGGAGACGCAAAAGCTGCTCAAAATAATTTAATAAGGTTAAAACCTTTAATAAATGATGCTTTTGAAAAAATGCAACAAAATAAATACGGTAAAAATGTAAAACAATACTCGTATTTATTTGATCCGACAACAGGCGCTAAGTTAGATTTAACAGAGGCTGTTGAGTCTTCTGATGTTAACGACCAGAGACAAAAAGTTGAAAGATTAGAACAAGAATACAACTCACTTGGTTTAGAGCTTTTAGAAAGAGAGTTTTTTAGACATAACTTAGATTCTAGAGATATTCAAGAAGACTTATTAAAAACTATAAATTTAAAACCAACTGATGGATCTTTTGCTATTGCTTTAGGTCAAATGGGTTATAAAGCGCAAGACGGCTTATTTAAAGATGTTAGATATCAAGATTTATTAAACTATCAAGATCAAAAAGAGTTATTACAAAGTTCTATATATAATCCAGAAGGCGGTATTGTGCCTGTGTTGGGTGATGAATTAAAGTCAATAGCAAAAGAAAGATTACAATTAGGTTTAGAAAAAGAAGCTTTAATAAGCTCTTACATGCTTAACGTTGATCCTGCTTCAATAAAAATAAAAGCAGATGATTATATAGAAAGATTTGGAGAAACTGTCTTAGAAGCAACTTTTGGTGAAGATGTAATATCTAAAATAGGTACAACAAAGCGTAAAGAACTTGATCAATTACAAAATCTTTTTAGCAACGCTAATATAGAACTTACTAAAGAGCAAGAAGAAAACTTTGAAAGAGGTTTTGGTATGAAAGTTACTGAAGGTGTAGGTTATTTTGTGCCTGAGCTTGCTAAGTTTGCTATTGCTAATAAAGTAGCTGGAGCTGCTGGAATTACTAGGTACATAGCTCAATTAGCAAAATCTGGATCAGGGGCAATAAAAAGCGGAAAGCTTATAAGTGCAGCGGAAGCTGGAGTAGCTTCAAGAAGAGACAAGATAATGGCTAACGTTTTTGGAGCTCTATTGGAAGAAGCTAAATTTGAAGCCGTTACGGCAGGTGAAGCTAAAACTTTAGGTGGTGCTGGATTTTTTTTAGGTGGTAAATTAGCTGGTAAGTTTATACCTAAGTTTACAGGTAAAGCTGCTGTTGTTAATAATGTTGTAGAAAAATACGCTGGTGGTGCTATAGGTGGTGTAGGTGGTGCTGAGACTGCTAAAATAACAGAAGCTTTATTTGAAGATTTAATCGGTAGTAAAGACTTTAAGAAGTCAATGCAGGAGCTCTATGGCGACATGGATGAAGCTACAGAACAAATGTTAGTTGATGGTGTTGTTTTTGGCTTGCTAGGAGTTCAAAGAGCTAAGGCAAAAGACTTTTATAGCATAAGAAGAAGAAGACAGCTTCTTGAAAATATTGAGTCTAATATTATAGCTGGGGAATACAAAGGTGCTGAGCTTGATAAAAAAATAGCTTTAGCACAAGATTTACAAAGAGATTTATCTTATGCCGATAGACCTTTTAATGATTTAAATATTGGAGAGCAACAACAGCAAGTTAATACTTTTAGAAGAATAATACAAAATCCAGAGTCAACACCTGGCGATATAAAACAAGCTGGAAGATTTATAAATAGATACGAAGCTAACGTAGCTGCTGCAAAAAGAACTATAAACAAGTCTTTTGATAATTTAATGCAAGCTGGGGTTATGAAAAACCTAAAGCTAAACATACAACAAGGTGGTTTATCTGAAGGTAATAAAGCTGAGTTTGACCCTGTGAATAGAACTATTAGAGTAGATATAAATCAATATAAGCCTGGTGTTTTAGCACAAGAGGTTGGTCATGTATTTATGAAAGCTGCTTTTAACAGTAACACAAAAGCTGCTAGTATTTTTAAAGAAAGAATACAAGAAGATGTTAATAATGCTTTAAAAGATCAGACTTTTAATATAGGTGATAAAACAGGTTTAAGTTTTGAGCAAGCTATAAAAGAAGCTTATAAAGAAAAACCTGCTACAACACCTGAAGAATACGTTATGAACGTTGTTGAGTTTTTATCTCAACCTAAATATAGAGAATTATTACTAGAAAAAGGTCTTATTAACAACTTAAAAAGATCTACTTTAAATATAGCTAATAGAGTAGGATTAGATTATACTAATAAAAATAATTTTAGAACTGGAGCAGAGCTTTTAGAATTTTTATATAGTGTAAATAAGGTGGCAGAAGGCGGATCAAGCACTGCTATTAAAAACAAATTTAAAGCTTTCGAAGAGATAATTATAGATGGCACAAAATTAAAAGATCTTGCTAATTCTGGAGAAGTTATAGACGTAATTAAAGCATCTTCTAAAATAAAAAGTAGAAAAGAACCATTAGAGGAAATAAAATCACTTATTCCAGATAATATAAAAACAAAAGCAGATTTTAATTCTTTTATAAGAAACGAAAGTTCTGCAGTTTCTATAGCCAATGCTTTAGCTGAAAATGGTGTTATAAATAATTACATAAGAAGTAAGCAAACTAGTCAAAAACAAGGTGATTTAGCTCTTGATGAAATTACTTTTAGAGTTTTTAATTTTAATCCTGAAGCTAAAAGAAAAGATGGTACTACTGTAGGTCCTTCTGGTTTTGGTGAATTTATTTTTGCTAATGCTAATTTTGCTAAATTAGAAGCTAAAAAAGATTTAGCTATAGAGGCAGAAAAAATAAAAAAAGAAACAAGCTTAGACTCTGATCAAGCTAAAGATTTAGCAGTTGCAGAAAGCATGGGCGAGCCTAAAGAACTTTCATCACAGCCAAAAGATGCGCCTTTGATTGATCCCACTAAATTTACAGGTGTTCCTAAAAATATATCTATTAAGTCTGAAATAACTGAAGATTTAAGCATGAAAAAAGTTAGCTCTAAATATGCTAACGAAGTTGCTGAGCAAATATGGGGAGCTGATTTAGCAGGTAAAATTATGAAAGGTAAATATTTAGACGCTGTTGAATCTGCTACTAATATTCAACAATTTTTTATAAAAGACAATAATAGATTAAGTTTTTTAAAAATATTACCTGAATTTAATGTTGCACCAAAAAAAGTAAGTGTAGATGGTAAAAAATTAGAAGTTTCAGCTAATATTCAAGGCACCGCAATAACACCTAGAGCTTCACAAATACTTTTAGATTATTTCTACGAGCCTTTTAAAAACGTTAAAGGTGAACCAGGTTTTAGAGAAAATTTAATTGTTACTAGTCCAGGAGGTAGAAGTACAGGTAAAAC